GTACAAGGTCAATCCCACCCGCGCAGCCGCCGCGCCCGCTCCAGGCGCTCGAAATCGTCCCGGCAGTCCGCATCGCAGAATCGAAGCTGCTCGACGACCTCGGCCTCGCAGTTAAGGCAGTATCCGGTCCACGGCAGTGCCGCCGCTGCCCTCGCCTTCCGCACGCCATCGAGAATGGCGGCTTCGATCTTCAGGTCGGATCGGTCTGCGTCATCGCTCATCAGATCCTCGCTGCGGTCCAGTCCTGTGCCTGGTGTGATTCGCGGCCGCCGACAACCGATACAACCGTCGCGCGGACACTGGTGTTTAAAACTGGCGGGTCGTAGGAATATTCAGCCGCGGCAGGCGTGAAATTCTCCGTGTACCGCTCGCTCGCCGAGATGCGGAGTTCGTCAATATGACCGTGCAAATCGCGCGTCCCTGGCAGGTTCGGATCGCGCCCGATGTTCAGATATTGCGTTCCGGTGAAATTCACGGCAGTGCCGGATGCCGACCCATCGAGTACGCCGTTCAAGTAGATTTTTACGCCAGTCGGGGAAAAAACGACTGCCAGGTGATACCAGGTGTTCAAACTGAGAACCGTCGATCCGTTCAGCACAACCTCGCTTGAACCAGTGCCGAATTGCGCGAATGCCGTCGGGCTGGCATTGCGGACGCCGACAATCCAGCCGGCCGTGTAGGTGCTGCTTTCGCCGCCGACCCGAATGAGGTAACGCGGACTGGACGCATAGGATGACAGCCTAACCCTGCACTCGAAAGTGAAATATTTTCCGGCAATCGAAAATCGTTTGTCGGCGTCGAGATAGCGCAGATAGTCGCCGCTGCCGTCCAAAAACAGCGAAGATCCGCCGAATACGCTCTGGTCCGTTTTTATCTGCGCATTGCCTGCGCGCGTCCAAACTTTGCCGCTTTCGTCAGTGATCGTCGTCGACCCGTCTGCGCCGTTGAAATGGAAAAGCGAGAGGTCTGCACCGGTAGACATTTCAGAATCAGCTGCCTCGGTGTCCCATGTGTAACTCGTCCCCGTCAGGTCCGTTACCGTCCGTCGTAACACATTGCTCTGGTCGTATAGGCGAACCGTATACGTTGTGCCTCCCTCCGGCCCGATGTTGCCCTCCGTCTGTGCATTTACATAGGCCGTCTGCGCCAGTCGATTTCGGTGCGCCCAGGACACTGTGAGCGCGCCGGCAATCGTCTCCGGATAGCGCGTATCGTTGAACTTGAAATTACCCGGGGGATAAGGGCGCGTTGCGCGTCCTGTGAAGGTTTTTGTGTCCGTTGGCGCAGATGCCAGATCAAGCAGCCCCGTCGAGGTGCGCGGCAGAATCTTGACGTTGACGACCTCGCCGGCCACGTATTGCGTCGTGGACAGCGCCGCGCCGTCGGGAAGGAAAAAAACCCGCGTTCCAGCTGCATGAGCATGCGGCACAGTGTCTAGCCCGCCGCGCACAATCGTGGCGACACCGGTTGTCGTGTCCAGCGCAGTGATGCCGATAATTTCCTCGTTGGCCGTGCCTGGTTCGAGAATGGCCCACGAATCATTGATTTCGACGTCATTGAGGCGATCGTTACCGGATAGCGTGATCGAGGTTTCAACCAGTCCAATAGCCCCCTGCAGCACGCCGCTCGGCGTCGGATCACCGGCGACTTCCTCGACATATGCGTCGCTGCCCTGGCGCGTATGGACTTCGAACGATGGAACGTCTTGCGCCAGCCCGGCTGCCCCGACCATGAGGACGCCCCCCTCCGGTTCGATCTGTTCCTGCATGACGGCTGATTCGCCCGTCAGCGATCGAACAACCTGATAAAACGGTGCTTCGATGACGACCCTCGAGCTCGACGCGACCGCCGTCGGCGTCGAATAAGGCGACTCCCAAAGCTCGTCCTGCCCGACCGTGAAGGTGTACGGCGGCAGGGTAAACGCATCCTCGATCAGATCCATCCTGATCGCGCCGTCGCGCAGCGTGCCATAGCTAATGCTCATGACCCGCATGACCTGCTGGTTAAACTGGTGATCTGGGCTGGTGATGCGAACCGCATCTCCGATCCGAACATTCGAGGCTGCGCGCGTGAGGGTCAGCGAAATTTTCGCCAATGGGCGCGCTAGCTGCCCGAGTTCGCGCATCGCCACCCGCAGCGCGAGTTCCTGAGTTGGAATTCCAGGCATGTCGACATTTGTCGACACCATTTGACCTGTCTGCTCAATCGCGCCGATGTCATGCACATTCACCGACTGCGTTTTGCCGTCGCGGTCGACGTATCGAAGCGACAACGTGTTTGGCATGTCAGCCGGAGTCGACCGTGAAAAATTTTCGATGCTGATGATTTCATCTTGACCAAACAGAGGCAGGCTCGCCGGCAGATAATCATTTCGGATCAGCTTCAGCGAAAACAGGCCAGTCGCCGGGTCGACGAACAATGCAGCATCGATGTGCGCGAGGATGCTCTGAATGAAATCTTGTACCTTACTCTGTTTGTCCCACAGCAGCGACAGCCCGAAACCCTCCGAATACAGCGTGTCCGCAGCCGCCGTGAACGATGTTAAATTCAGGTCGGACTGCAGATAACCAAGACCCCATTCGTCATTGGTCAGGCATTCGACGATGATGTGCGCCGGGTTTGCGTCATAGGTTCCAATCGCTTTTTTCGCCTCGTACCAGCCTTTCGGCCAACGCGTAATTTCTGGCTTCCATGGCTTTATGTACGGGTTCATCATCGACACAAGACATTGCCGCAGCACGATGCTGAATAGCCTCCTATATGCTGGCGCATCGGCCGATGTTTTCGCTTGTAGATAATCATTGCGCGCCTGGTCGGACGCCCCCAACATCAAATCGACCGCCCCTCGAATGCCTCCCTCGTGCTTTTTCCCGCCGAAAAGATCCGGCTTGTCAATCGTTATTTGCGTATTGGTTGTTACGTTGCCGTCCCAAGCAACACGCTCGCCGACGAAAATTCGGCTGACTCGATCAATTGGCCCATGACAGCAAATCATGTGCATCCCGACGTAATATTCATAACCAATCGTGACGCTGGACATTTATTGCACCTCCGCCTGTTCTTGCTTAGCCTCGACCGCGCGTGCATGTTCGACTAGCCGGTCCGCCATTGCATCGCCCTGCGCCAAGAGCCATTCATCGGAGGCTCCATTGGCGAGGAAATCAGAGAACGAGCGGCCGCGACCTTCAAACCATTTACGCAGGCCGCGATTGCAATAGCCGGCCGCTTTCGTGTGTTTAATCGTGACAATCATTTTTTGCCGCCACTCGATTTGATTTTTTTCGTAGTGATATCGCCCCACCACACGACGTTCGGCTGCCCAATGATGCGCGTTCCGAATAGCACAGGAATTTCTCTTCCCGCTTCTGCGGTAGGCATTTGGCTGCTGATGTCACCCGGCGGCGGTGTCTGCGGCTTGGGCGCCAAAACACGAACCGCGACTATCGCCAGGACAAGAACGGCGAGGTATTGCCACATGATTTTTCCTCTTAAAGAATCGCGTCGCCCGTAAATGGATTTTTTTTCGGCAGCCACGGTTGACCGCCATAATTGATTGAATTCTCGTATTTGGTTCTGCAGGTGTCGAAGGTATGGTCGCAGCCTGGATACAGCGTCAATGCCGTGCCGCCTCCCATGTTTGGCAACGGCGTAATCAGCGTGAGCGAGCTTCCTACATGCTGGACGATGACGCGCGATCCCTCGGCCGTGGTCAACATGCCACCGGTGAAATAGTTGTCTCCGAAGCTCGCTGCTGCCGTGACGAACACCTGATTGTTGACGGCCGTGTCGACCGTGCCGGCGATGCCGTAGGCCGCTTTATCGACACCGCAGCCGGACGAATACAGCGCATGCCGGCATTGCCTCTGATAGAGCGCCCGAAGCCCCGCGCGCTGCAGACCGGTGAATACCGGCTCGCAGGTGATGGTGCATTGATGGTTTCTCCATAAAGAGGAAACGATGCGGCCGCGCCAGTGAGTGATGAATTCGCCGTCGCCCAAATGCACGCGGAACATGGTGACACTGACAAAATTTCCTGGCATTTGCGACGCCAGATACTGAACGATCGGCAAATCGTGCGGCACGATAATCTGCAGCTGCGACTTTCCGAATTCCTGACTCGCTTCCGTCGCCCCGCGCATGATCGTTGCCGGCTCGTACTGGTTACCGAGATACGGAGTCATTTCCTCACCCGTGCAGTAACGCCAAAATTGCAGCCCGTCAGAAAATTGGAATAGCTCGACCGGACGGCCGTCCTGTGTGCTGCGATCGCGTTCGATATAGGTCATGCCTTCACCTGCTCATGGCTGATTACGATGTCCGCTGTGTCGCGGTCCCACCAGCGCACCTCAAGAACATCAGACGATAAATGCGCCGGTTCGCACAGATAGGCTTCACGCCATCCTGTCGGTGACCCTGCTCGGCCAATGGACGCATTCAGGTTGAATGCTTCTTCGCTGCCGAACGATTCAACACCGGTAATTTTGCGCACAATCCATCCAGCTGAATCGCGCAGGGCGATGTAGCTGCGCGGCTCGATTTCAGGCAGCAGCGCCGTGTAATTGCGGGAAACGACAAAAATCTGAGAGTCGTCGATGCCGTTGGATCGCGTGATTCGTATTGCATGGTCGCGGACAGGCGCGAGAAACGAAATTGCCCGGCCTCGCCGGAATGCGGCCCATTCCAGCATCTGATTGATTTCGGCGCGGCTAGTCATCGTGTGCAGCTCCTGTCGAGTGACCCAACCCTGCGCGCTCGGATCCTGCCGCCAAACGGCGACCGTTTCGTCACCGAGGCTTTCCAGCCGGCGACGATAGGTAATGCGCGGTGCTTGAGCCCAGTTCGGCGTGTGCGCGAACAGAGACAGACCGTCGACAGACCACGGCCCGCCGTCAAGCTCATCCCATTCGAATCGCTGGATCGAAACCGGGTCGCGCACATTGAAAACCAGCCTGGCTTCGAGAGTCGCTCCGGTGAACCGGGTCGCGCTCGCCTCTGGCTGCAGCCATGCGCGTCGAATCGGCGAAATCCATGTATAAGGCCCCCATCCGCTGCCGATAGGCGCCGCAAACGTCAGCGCGCCAGCATCTTCGTCGACCTCAAGTATTTGCAGAATCTGGAAATCGGCCGCCGTATTCCATAGGCCGACCAGCCCGCCGTCGGCATACTGGAAACGCGCAAGGTCGATCGGTATCGATGTCTCAGCACCGGTCAACGTGATGCCCAGGTGCGTGCGGTCTTGCCATACTGGCAGGTAATACGTTTTGCCCTGCCATCCGTTGATGAGGGCATCAATCAGCGTCATCTCAGCATCGCTGCCTGTCATGACATCGAATTCGACCTGCACGCGAGGCTGGCTTCTCAAAGACGCACGAACTTGAGTTCCAGAACGCGCGATCTGCAGATCAGTCGCCCATTCGTACCGCTCGACGAAATCGCGATTGGGCGCCAGCGCCCAAAATCCGATCGACGAATCAAACAGCGATTCAATGCTCGACGAAAGCACCTCAACTGTCTGCTGCGAAATACGAACCGGAGGCGCGAGCGTGTTCATAATCTCGGCCGCCTGCTGAGACAAACGAACAGGCGCTGCCATCGTGCTTTGTACTTCGTTCGCCTGCTGCGAAATACGTACTGTCGCGCCGCCGGTTACTGCATCGCCATAATTGGCGACTTCAATCGGAATTTGCGATATCCGAGCGGTCATACCAACTTCACGCCAAACTCAGCATCATTAATTTCTAAACGAGTCCACGCAGCATCGGTCGCCGGACTCTTGTCCCATATCGTCGGACGATAAATAGTTGTGTCGTTGATCGGGATGTTCGATCCCAAATAAGTTGTCCCGCCAATCTTGGCCGCGCCGTTGAAGTTACGGACGCCAGCATCAGTTTTTCGAATTGCCGTGTTCAGCTGCACGCCAAAGACGGCGAGCGGAACGTTTACTAAATCGGTGTAGCCAAACAATTCGACGTTCCCGCTCGTCGCCGTTTCTAGATAATCCGATTCATTGATCGGGTTCTCGTCGACCGTTGTGTAATGAACCCCTGCCGGAACTGGTGTCCATTGTTGGACACTGCCCTCTGACGTTGGCATATAAGCGTCGACCCGACAATCCCCGAGAAAATCGTTGTTGACTCCCCCTGCGGTGTCGATGACGTAAAGGTCATCGATGCGCATCGATGTATCGGCAAGGATGCCTGCAACCACCGCACCATAGCCAATCGATGCAAACGAGTTCGCCGAGGTTCTGACATTGGTGACGGAAAGCTCGACCTGTCCATTGACTCGGATTTCGACAGCGCCGGCACTTACGCCGGCGACCAGTTTTATTTCGACATAAGCATATGTGTTCGCGCTTAATACATTTGGGCGAGTTCGTCCGATCGTCGAGCCCTGATCGTTCACAATGTAAATTTCGCCCGCCGTGCTGGTTCCTGTTCGAACGTATTGCGTCAAACCTGAGCCAAAGAACATTAGGGCAAAGTCGAACGCGCTTGAAAACGTGCCGTGCCGCACGGCAAATCCTACGATCAGTGTGCTGAAAAGCGCATCAAAATTTTTGTATGCGGATGTTGGTCCTACAAGGCAGCCGCTCCCGCGCCGTCCGAGGGTAGTCGACACACTCATTGTCGACCCGGTATATCCAGACCATTTCCGGAAAAAATCGTTGATGCCGTAATGATCGAAGCCATCCATAAATACAAGTGCCATTGCCGCTCCTTTATGCCAGCACGTTGCGCAGAGTTGCTGAGTTTCGCGAAATGAGATTCACGAAAACCTGCTCACCTTGCGGCGATTGGAAATATTCGCCGGCCAGTTCCGGGTCGATCGTGTTGATAATTCTCACGCCCATTCCGCCGCCACCGTTGGCCTGGTTGCGCGGGTCGTTGCGCGATAGCACTTCCTCGCCAGTCTGCAAAATCGCAGGAACCTCGCCGGGCTTCAGGCCCACCATGCCGCCCGCGTGATAACGCGGCGCGCCGGCAAATAGCAGCGGGTCGACTTTACGAATTGGGCCAGTTCCAGCCATGCCGCCCGAATGCTTGACCGTCGCACCCATCGTAGCCGCCGTTACTTGACCTAGGCCGGGATAGACTGCATCAAGCATCTGCAGAACCAGAAATGTCGCCAGTGCGCGTGCCGCGATCTGCAGCATGCTAGCTGCGAACCCGCGCACGAAATCTTTCAGCGCCTCACCGGCCGATTTCGTTCCGCTGGCTATGTCGTTGAAAAATCCATTCAGCGCATCGATACCAGCGTTTACCGTGCTCTCAGCGAATGCCTGCTTCATCTGTGCCAGGCTAGAGCGCAGCGTGATGACGGCCTTCTCGACGCCGACAGCCCCGTCGATTCCAAGCTGCCGCAGCGCGTTTGCAGCAGCTGCCGCGCCCTGGACGATGGCCGGATCGTTCGATATGGCCGCAAGCTCTTGAAGCTTGGAATTGAGTATCGTGAGCTGATCGATCGTCTGTTGCCGCGCCTGCGTCGTCTGCTCAGCGGCCGTGTCACCAGAGATTGCCCCAGTGTCTCGCTGCGCATTGATGGCGATCTGCCTCTGCTGCATTTGTTCAACAACGCGGTCGAACTGCGCCTTCAGTTCCTCGAACTGCGCGCGCGCGGCTCCGGTGTTAATCAGCCCATGAATCAGCTCGATGCCCGCCGCATTTCCCTCGGCCGTCAACCGATTGATGAGGTCGCGAAATTGCAGCTCGAGGCGCAGCCGCTCGGCATCCTGAATCTTTCCTTCGTTCTGCAGTTGCTGAATGCGCAAATTCGTCAGCTCGA